CTCTTCCATCGAGAAGTCTATCATCCGGGCACCGACCGCCAACAGGACCACGATGATAGAAATCGCTACCAGCAACTCGACCAGCGTGAAACCACTCTGCTTTGTTCTGGCCCTCATCGTTTTGCTCCCTTGAGTTCAGCCCCGCTTAGCCATTATACCCAATTGGCACCGCAGATACCCCCGAAATCCGCCAGAGAGTCAGTTCGATGATCCAAGTCGGCATCACCGCATCGCCCCGGCCCGTGGACTACCTGCCGGCCACCGTGGCGAGCCTCCGGGCCGCCGGCTGGCCCGATCCCGTAGTGTTCGCCGAGCCCGGCACGCCCGCACCCCCGGACTGCCGCTTTGTCGCCGCCCAGCGCCGCCTGGAGCCGTGGTTTGCCTTCCAAACGGCTCTCGGCAGCCTCTTGGCAACCGGCCCGCAGGGAGCGAGCCTGGCCATCTTTCAGGATGATGTGCTCGCGGCCCGGAACCTGCGGGCGTGGCTGGACGCAGAGCCGTGGCCCCCGGACGCGGGGGTGGTGTCGCTCTACCTGTCGGAGGCGCAGGCGGAGGGGCGGCCGCTCGGCTGGTCTGCCCTCGACCCGGACGCCAACCCCTACGGGGCCTGCGGGGTCGTGATGAGGCCGGAGGTCGCCCGGAGGCTCTTGGACGACCCTCCCCACCGGGGCAACGGCCGGATGACGGACACCTGGCTCGGCGTGTTCTGCGAGCAGGCCGGGCTACGGTTTTGGCAACACAAGCCGAGCCTGATCCGGCACGTCGGCCGGGAATCTTCGCTGTCGCGGAAGGGGCACAGGCCGATCGTCCGGCCGTGGATTCCCGCTAGGCACGAAGGGGATTTCGTCGAGGACGCCGCGCTGTTAGCCCACGGGCGGATCACGGTATAATGGGGGCATGGACGGAATCTACAAAGCCTCCGCTGTGGTGCTGAGCTACCGGCGGCCCCGGAACGTCGAGCGGATCGTCGGGGAGCTTGTCGCCCTGGACTTCGTTGACGAGGTGGTGGTCTGGCACAACGGGCCGCACGAGCAGCCGAAGCTGCCGATGGGCGGGAAGTGCACGATGCTCGCGTGGGGCGAGAACAAGTTCGTCTACGCCCGGTTCCTGGCGCTGCGGTTCTGCCAGCATAACATAATACTAACGGTCGACGATGACTGTCTTGTTAAAAATTGGAGGGCGATCCTGGACGAGCACCTGTCGCACCCCGAGGTCGTCACGGCAGGCCTGACGCCGGGACACTACAACGCAGACAAGAACAACCGCTGGCGAACTTGCCACGAGATTCTACTTGGTTGGGGAGCCTGCTTCGACAAGCGGCTGGTCGAGCCGACGCTGGCGAAGTACATCGATGTCCACGGCCACGACGAGATACTCCACCGCAAAGCGGACCGGCTGTTCACGATGCTGCTGAACCGGCACCACAACGTGCTCAAGGCGGACGCGGAAGAGTTGCCCTTGGCGCGCGACGATGACGTGGCCCTGTACCGGCGAGAGGACCACTACCCTTTGACGATCGAGGCCCGGCGGCGGGCGTGGAAGATACTCGGCATGAGCCCCAACGATGGAGCCACCGGATGAAGCTGCTGATCCTATACGACCGCGACGGCTGGGCATATTGCAGACGGGCGGAGGCTTTGCGGAAGCATTCGCCGGAGGGCTGGCAAGTCACAGTGGCCCGGCTCGGCACTTCATGGCCAGACATGGGCAGTCCCGCAGACATCACCCTTTTACTTGATTACGCCAGCATCGTACCTATCCGACACCGGATGATTCACGGATGGACTTGCCCGCTTGTCGTCTCGTTCAACGCCGGCCCGATGCGCCGCCGGGGCATGTGGCAACGGGTCTACGACGCGGCCGACTTCGTGATCTGCAACAGCCAAGCGACATACGAGTCGTGGGGCGAGTATCCCCGGCGGTGCTGCATATCAAACGGCGTGGACCTGGAGACGTTCAAGGTCGTCCGGCCGATTCAAGAGCGGGCCGACAAGTGCCTCTGGTACGGCCGGGCGAGCAAGCACTGGAAGGGGCTGCGCGAGGTCTTGCAGCCCTTGGCGAAACTGCTCGGCGAGCACGGCTTCACGTTTGACTTCCGTGAGCTGCCGGCCGGCGACCCGCCGATGGACACGCCGGGGCTTGTCGAGTGGTACAATTCCGGGGCGTACGTCTTGTGCGCGAGCGAGGCCGGGTACGAGGGCACGCCGAATCTGGTCACGGAGGCGGTGGCCTGCGGGTGCGTGGCCGTGACGACGCGGACGGGCAACGTGCTGGAGTGGGGCGTGGACGGCGAGAACTGCCTGCTGGCGGACCGCAACCCGGTGTCGTTCCTGGATAAGCTGTTTGAGGCGCGGGCTCGGCGGGCGGAGCTGTCGAAGGCCGGCGTCGCTGCGTTGCAGTCATGGGACTGGGGCGAGCGGGCCCCGTGGTTCTACCGGCTGTTCGGTCGGATCGTAAACGAGGGGGCTGGGGCCGTCGAGCCGTTCAGCTATATGGACAACGGCTAGGGGTATTTCTAAAATACTGAGCACTTAACTGTTTACGAGGTATAGGGTTACGGGGCGAAAATCCCGCTATTAGATTGGGCTCATCCCCAGGTATAATTGAGCATCATGGTGAGTGACTATCAGGCATTCCTTGACAACAAGAGCCAGGGCGGGGAGGACTCCGGATTCGCCCCCATCTTCCTGCCAGACTTCCTCGTCGACTTCCAGAAGATGCTTACGGAGTGGACTGTACGTAAGGGGCGAGCGGGGCTCTATGCCGATACTGGGCTTGGCAAGACCCCAATGCAGTTGGTTTGGGCCGAAAACATCCGCCGAAAAACAGGCGGGTCAGTGCTGATCTTGACGCCGCTCGCAGTGTCCCACCAGACGGAACGCGAGGGCGAGAAGTTCGGCATCGAATGCAAGCGGTCGCCCGATGGCAAGCACCGGGGCGGGATCGTTATAACCAACTACCAGAGGTTGCACTACTTTGACCCCTCTGATTTTGCAGGCTGCGTGTGTGACGAGAGTTCGATCCTAAAGAACTTCGATGGAAAGACCAAGGCGACGGTCACGGAATTCATGCGGCGGATTCCCTACCGGTTGCTGTGTACAGCCACGGCTGCGCCGAACGACTACTTCGAGCTAGGCACGTCATCGGAGGCCCTAGGCTACCTCGGCTTCCAGGACATGCTTACTCGCTTTTTCAAGGAACAGACGAAGAAGGATTATCTCGGCTGGGGTCGGAAGAGCTATAGGTTTCGCGGCCATGCGGAGCAGCCGTTCTGGAGGTGGGTATGCTCGTGGGCAAGGGCGTGCCGGAAGCCTTCCGACTTCGGATTCGACGACGGCAAGTTCAAGCTGCCTCCGCTAAACGAGGTGGAGCACGTCATTGAGTGCAGTCGTCCCCGCCCCGGCATGCTGTTCGCCGTTCCCGCGAAGACGCTCGAAGAGCAGAGGGAAGAGCGGCGGCACACCTTGCCCGAACGGTGTGAGGCGGCTGCGAAGTTGGCTGCCGGCAACGGCTCCGCTTCTGTCGTCTGGTGCCACCTGAACAAAGAGGCCGATCTGATCGAGCGGCTGATACCGGGGGCGTTGCAGGTCAGCGGCTCCATGTCGGACGACCAAAAAGAGGAAAGGCTGCTGGCGTTTCAGTCGGGCGAGCTACAGAAGCTTATCATCAAGCCGAAGATCGGAGCGTGGGGGCTGAACTGGCAGCACTGCCACAACATCGTCACGTTCCCATCTCACAGCTTCGAGGCCCACTACCAGTCCGTCCGTCGCTGCTGGCGTTTCGGACAGGAGCATCCGGTCACGGTCTCAATCATCACTACGGAGGGCGAGCAGGCCGTCCTACGGAACCTGCAACGCAAGGCAAGGCAAGCCGACCGGATGTTCGATGCACTGGTGGCCCACATGAACGAGGCAATGCACGTTGACAGGACAACGGAGTTCCCCAAGCAAGAGGAGGTGCCATCGTGGCTGTCATCGACCAAGTGATCGGCGAGCGTTACGCGATTTACAATTCAGATTGTTTGGAGGTTCTACCCACCCTGCCTGACGAGTCGGTCCACCTGTCGATCTACTCTCCGCCTTTCGCGGCCGACGGGGGCGGCTGTCTTTACCACTACTCCTCGTCCGAACGCGACTTGTCCAACTGCCGGACCCACGCGGAGTTCTTTGAACACTACGAGTTCGTGGTGCGCGAGGTCCACCGGCTGACCATGCCCGGCCGGATCAGTGCCGTGCACTGCATGGATATTCCACGGAAGGGAGAGCGGGGGCTGGCCGATTTCCCCGGTGAGATCATCCGCTTGCATGAGAAGCTCGGCTGGTGGTTCTGGGCTCGTCATTTCGCGTGGAAGGAACCGCTCGGCGTTCGCAACCGGACGATGGCAAGGGGGCTGGCCCACCGGCAGGTCGTCGAGGATTCGTCGCTGTGCGATGTAGCGTCGGCTGACCACCTGTTGCTGTTCCGGAAGAAAGGCGACAACCCGGTGCCGATAGAGCACCCGACCGGCTTGCAAGAGTACGCCGGCGAGCGAGAGGTGCCGCACGAGCTTTTATCGTACCGGAACTGGGAGGGCAAGCAACGCGACAACCGCTATTCCCACTGGATCTGGCGGCAGTATGCCTCGGCATTCTGGGACGACATACGGATCGAGAGGACGCTGCCGTACAAAGAGAGCAAGCAGGGTGACGACGAAAGGCATGTGCACCCTTTGCAACTTGACGTGATCGACCGGCTGTTGGTATTACGGTCGAATCCCGGCGAGACGGTGCTCACCCCGTTCATGGGCATCGGGTCCGAGGTCTACGGGGCGTTAGTGAACAACCGGAGGGGCGTGGGGATCGAACTCAAGGCAGCCTACTACAATCAGGCGAAGAAAAACGTGGAGGCAGCCCTTGTCAACGAGCGGGAAGGATTGCTGTTCTGACGAGTGGAGTGAGGGCCCGGCTATAAACTACGTTCCGATCTGCAAGCACCCGCGAGACTTCATGTTCACGATGGGACCGTTGGGGTACGAGCTGGTTGATGTGGTGACGGAATCGCCCATACTAATTCGGACGGACAAGCCGAAACCGGAGGGACGAGTGACCGACCGACGGAACGACCTACCGCTACGGCCCGTGCCCCGAGAGGACTGGCAGCAGGACTTCGACCGCCTGATGCGGGACGAATACCTTCGCCGGAAGTACGAGCGGACGGCG